CGAGTTTAAGTACGACAAAACATTGGACATCAGGCGATGGGTCCAATGGCCACAACTCTAATCTAGGAGCCAAGTACATGGACTAGCAAAGATAGAGTTGGTAATGTTCGAGCGAGTTTAAGTACGACAAAACATTGGACATCAGGCGATGGGTCCAATAGGGATTTCTACAGCAAATAAGACAAATCAATTTTCAGTAAAGTACAGTACATATATTGTGCCTTGATCTGGAGCTGAAGCATAATCAATAGCACTATTATTATGAGTGAAAGAGATGTCATAGTCAGTAGCAACAACGGGAAATGCAGGACATTGTATATATTCACCAATATCAACATTAGTAGCAGTAGAATTAATAACGACACCATGCAAATTTGAGGTAGTCACGGTGTTACACCTAACACCTGCTGCTGCAGTGATTATCTGCACTACAGCAGTGAATGGATTCAAAGAAGGAGATGGATTAGGTCTCGAGAACTTGATAGAAATTTCTAGGAACAACATGCAAGAAGCAGCTAACGATCCAGCTAATCCAGTACCTATTACGAAGACAACATTAGCGATATCTTTTCGGTTCATTGGAGCCATATTCTTAACAGAACGGTCAATATCACGAACAACATGTTTAGAACACATCCATACAGGGTTGATTTCAGCATTTATCTGGGTAAGAGCATTGAAGGCAGTGACGGTATCATAAGTAACTGGTGTGCAGTTCTGAGTTGAGGCCATAGCAATCATACCAGTACTAGTAGAACCAATTAATGGAACATAATGTATAATAGCCGATTCAATAGAGTAAGTAGAGAAATTTAGAGCTAAGTTTGCAGTTCTCCCAAACATTAACATTGGGTGGAGAGGAATGATAGCTTCATTCAAAATGTAACAAGCAGAATTCACAGGTTGACAAAGCGTTATACAGTCGTCTGAAAACTTGAAGTAAGACTGTACAATTTTGGATTCAGAAACAGGAGTAGTAAAAACATTGCTGACGCCTCTCTTTGGACCATTGCCAAAAGCAAGATCTTGCTGTTGGCCATATGTAACACTTAATCTTGGTCGACGAAATGTACGGAAAGATGGGCGATTTTGTGAGGATCGATTTCTATTTCTTCTTCGGGCGCGGTTTCGACGAGCATTACGTGAATTTGAGAATTGTGGTCTGAGATTCCGAAAGGGTACTCGTCTTTGAGGTTTCAATTCAGAGAGAATTTGTTCTTCATTGAGGATAGACATTTTGATAAAATGAGTAAAACAAACAGGAATAAGTTAAGTACTTATTAAACACCTGGTGATTGTGGCATGCGTGGTCATGTAAGACAAGGGTAAGAGTTGACTTTCCTACTTTTATGTGGCGGGGGTTACTGTCCTTTCCGTCCAACCTTGCTTCCCATACCAACCTGCACGCCCTGCTTATATCAAGCAGGCTTGATCTGAAAAAGGGAGAAAATCATAATGGATGCATAGGTCCTGAAGACTCTGAGCTGCATCGATGGACTTTTCAATTTCTAATTGATCATGTATCAGTATACCAAATTTATCTTCATAAATGTTACGATTACGAATATCAATCACCGGTTTCTTATATTCAATATCAAAGAAGTGACGGAGCATACGATGATTCCAAAAGCGACGAGCAGGATCGATTCGATACTTTCCAAAACCAATTATTTGAATTATTTTCCAAGCTAAGATTGCAACAATAGGTGTGTGACAACCAACAGTGTACAAGCTCATAGCCTTGGATCGGAGCAATTGGGTCAATATTTTGGGACGGGCATTTAAATATTTCGCGGTTACAGTGTAAAACAGACGCACGATATTTCCAGGATTAATGACTTGTTCCAACACATCGGGGTCAAATAGATTTCCACAAAAGGAGGTGCTCCTAATATCTAAATGATATGTCATTTTAATGTTAAAGCCAAGCGAGGTAAAATCCTCCTTTCTCAGGCATTTCTGATCTAATCCAAGAATTCCATCGTCCCCTTCAACAAAACATTCATATTTAACGTTGGGGTAAAGAGTAGCCATTAGGTACTTCATGTTCATAAGATTAGAAAAACCATTAGCTAATGAAGTCCAC